GAGCCTAACCAATTACAGACCTCTGGGCAGGAGGGTAAATATGAAAGTATATGACAGAGAGACCAAAGAGATCATTGCGACCATCATCACCAACCGCAGTATGAGCATTGATGATGTGCTGAACCTTAAGCGTTACGCGCTGGATGAAGAAGGGCAGATCGTTGATGCAGATGGTGAGCTGCTGAACGCTTGGTATGACAATCTTGAAATGGACTGGGAGGTATAATCATGGATAGACGAATTTTGGAGATGATTCTTTATCAGATCCGGACTGCAAAAGATAGTATAAGAATTGGTATCTATCGGGATTATGATGAGTTTTATGCCGCCGATTCGGAGGAGGACCCTTTTAAGAAAATGTTCTACGAGCTGAATGATATGTGCATATTGATCAGCGATAAGCTTAAAGGAGGTCGAAAGCCATGACTAAAGAGCGAAGGCGGATCCAATGGCAGATCCTTGAGGCCCTCAAGGCCGCAGACTATGACAAAGCCCGGTTATATATCCATCTGCTGGGTGTGTACGATGAAGCCAATAAGGCCCTTCCGGCCTAAATAATAGGAGGTATTAACCATGGCAGTTAAGAAACAAAGCAAGAAGCAGACCGAAAAGGTAAAGTACTGGAGCAGCGATCTGAACGGCAGAATGCGCGTTTACGCGCAGGAGGTGAATTACAAGAAGAACGGGAAGCCAGCTTCTTTCCTCAAATTCTCCACTTCCATCGGCATCAAGAATGAGGATGGAGAATGGGACAACCTCTATTTCAATGTTCGCTTTATGAAGGGAGACGCACCTGAAGCCGATGGAGGTATGAATTTCGAGATCGATATCGCAAAAGCATTCCTGACCTTCGAGACCTTCCAAACCAAGTCCGGCGAGGATATCAAGACGCCTGTTATCGTAGTCCAGGAATGGGCGGATCCTGACGGTGGCGAAGATGATGAACCGTTCTAATCTTTATTGGGAGCCTAACGGCTCCCATCTCTTTAGGAGGTGTTTTAATGGGCTTATATCTGCCTAACGGCTATGTTGATATTCGATGGATCCTTGCACAGGGCCTTCCGTTTAACTTCCTGGTGGGCGGCCGCGGAACCGGAAAAACCTATGGAGCGCTGAAAGTTGTGGTTGAGGATAAGATAAAATTCATGCTGACGCGCCGCACCCAGGCGCAGATAGATATTGTCACAAAGAACGAATTCAGCCCTTTTAAGCCTATTAACCGGGATTTGGGAGTAGATATTACCGCAGCGAAGATTACCAAGTACAATACAGGCTTTTATGCGGATGATAGCGGGGATCCTATCGGCTACGCGTCAGCGCTTTCTACAATGTCAAATCTGCGTGGTTTTGACGCTTCAGATGTTCAGCTGTGGATTTTCGATGAATTCATCCCAGAGCGGCACGAGAGGCCCATCAAGAACGAGGGCGCAGCGTTCTTAAATGCCTATGAGACAATGAACCGAAACAGGGAATTGCAGGGATTTAAGCCCATCCAAACGCTGTGCCTTGCAAATGCCAACGATCTGGGGAACCCGATCTTTATGGAGTTGGGTCTTGTTAGCAGGGCTATGAGGATGCAGCAGACCGGTAAAACTATGTCTTTGCTGAGGGATCGCGGCATCGGGATATACATTCTAAGTGACAGCCATATAAGCGCGCAGAAAGCAAATACGGCGCTATACAAGGCAACAGCAAAGGATAGCCGCTTTAACGAGATGGCGTTGAATAATGCGTTCCGTGAGGACGATGCTGCACACATTCAATCAAAGCCGCTCCGGGAGTATATTTCCATCGTGAAGGTTGGCGAAGTCTGCATTTATTCCCACAAGAGCGATGGCACACTGTATGCCACTTTTCACACTTCCGGAAGTCCGGAAACTTACACCGGGGACGATATTGATATTAAGCGTTTCCGACTTAAATATGGCTGGATCCTGCGGAAGTATCTAAGTGGAGAATTATATTGCGAGGATTATCTTGTCAAAGAATACTTGACAAAGAAAATCATCGCGTTATAATGAACATAGAGACCCCCAAGGGCTATGCACAAGGCCGGAAGCCTGCCCATTCCGCCGTGCAGCGGACTGAATGGGGGTCTCTATTCTTAAATTTAAGGAGGTGTATTCATGGATGTAACCGCAATCATTCAGATCGTCAGCAATTTGGGTGTTCCCGTGGCGTGCATGGTGGCCATGTTCTGGATGCTTAACAAAGAGCGCGAGGATCACAAGCTGGAATCTGAAAAATTCGTAGAAGCCATTAACAACAATACTGTTGTTATGACGAAGCTGGCGGAGAGGCTGGAACCGAAATGATCAATTACTACATCACTCACCACACCAAGCACGAAATTTTAAGCATTCCTGCAAATCAGATCCCCATCGAGCCGGAAGGGATACTGGTACATAGCACCGGGGCAGCAAATCCAAATTTGCGGCGCTATGTAGACGCTCCGGATCTCCTGGGCGAGAACAAGTATGGGAATCACTGGAACCAACCAGGAATCAAGAAAAGCCCGCATATTTTTGTCGGGCTGGACAAAGCGGGCCATATGGCAGCTTGCGAAGTGCTGCCGCTTAATATCGCTTGCTGGGGCTGTGGAGCCGGCAAGAAAGGCTCCTACAACTACCCGCCTACGGCATATATCCAGATTGAATTCTGCGAAAGCGATATGACAGATGCGCAGTATTTCCATACCGGATACGCTTATCTGGTGGAGCTGGTCGCGGATCTTTGCCGCAAATACGGTTTTTCTGTGGACAAGATCACCTCCCACAAGGAAGCTGCAGCGGCAGGTTACGCTTCAAACCATGGGGATCCGGAATCTTATTTCTTCGGTTTCGGCGAAAACATGGACAAATTCAGATCAAGAGTAGCGGCGAAGCTGGCCGAAAAGACAGATATTATATATCGTGTCCAGGTCGGCGCTTTCCGCTCCAAAGAAAACGCACTGAAGATGGCCGATGAGCTGTCCGCCATTGGCTATCCGGTAATTATTAAGGAGGGCAAAAAAATCAATGAATTATGAGGATATCATTTTGCTGGTGAAAGCAGGCTACACAAGAGATCAGATCGCGGCAATGCAGGCCCCGGCGCCTACGCCAGCACCGGCACCTACTCCGGCACCGGAACCTACGCCAGCTCAGGAAGAGCCGGAACCGCCTAAGCCGCAGGGCATCGAGGATCTCTCTCAAATGCTGGCCGCGGAGTTTGCAAAGCTGAACGATGCTATTGTAAAGGCAAACTTGCAGCAGGCACAGCAGCCGCCCCAGGAATCTGTTGACGACATCCTGGCATCCATAATCAATCCGCCGCAGAAACAAAGCGGCACACCATATTCTATTAAGGAGGTTAAAACCTAATGGCAAATGATCTTACTTTTACCCAGGCTTCGGCAATTCTGAATGAGATTCAGAGCCAGGCAACCGGGAAATCCACCATCGCGCCGGTAGACAGTGCGAGCTTTATCACTTCCGCACAGACAGCACTCAAAACCGGCTACGACCCGCTGATGAACGCGATTTCTCAAGTGCTTTCCCGCACTATCTTTTCGATCCGTCCCTACCGGCGTAAATTTGGCGGAATCGAAGTGGATCAGATCCGGTTCGGGAATCGTGTTCGCAAGCTGTCAATCGCAGACAGCGATCTGGTAAATGACGACCGCTATCAGTACCCGGTCGCATACACTACCGGCCAAACCCCTCCTAATGGTGACGGCAAGGCAGTTGATCAGCAGATCCAGCGCAAGCCTAAGATCCTTGAAACCAACTTTTACGGTGCTAATGTCTATGAGGACTATTACACCATCTATAAGGATCAGCTGGATTGTGCATTCACTACTCCGGACGAGTTTAGCCGCTTCATTACGATGGTAACTCAGAATGTCACCGACAAGCTGGAGCAGGTGCGCGAAAACATTGCCCGCGCAACCATCGCAAACCATATCGGGGCAATCTGCAATGAAGCCCAGGCGGGAAGAGTCATTCATCTGCTGGCCGAATATAAGGCCCTCACAGGTCTTAAAGATCTTACTGCACAGACTGTCTATCAGCCTGCGAATTTCAAGCCGTTCATGCAGTGGGTGTTTGCGCGTATTTCTTCCATTTCGGCAATGATGACCGAGCGCAGCGAAATGTTCCAGACTGTGGTCAATGATATGCATATTCTGCGCCACACTCCTCTGGATCGTCAGAAAGTCTATCTGTATGCGCCCGCAAGATTCCAGACCGAAACCATGGCCATTGCGGACACCTACCATGATAACTTCCTCCGCTTCGCTGATAATGAAACGGTGAATTTCTGGCAGAGCATCGAAACCCCCGACAGCATCAAGGTGAAGCCTGTCTACATCGGCACTGATGGCGCTCTGGTTACCCCCGAAGCCGCAGTAGAGCAGGCCGGAATCTTCGGAATCATCTTTGACGAAGAAGCACTCGGTTACACTACGATGCAGCAATGGGCTAATCCCGCACCTTTCAACGCTCGTGGCGGTTATACTACCATGTGGATCCATGAGACGCAGCGCAGCTGGAGCGATCTCACCGAAAAGGCAGTGGTACTGCTGCTTGACTAACGAATAAGGAGGTGCGGGCATGGCACTAACTGTAAAATTTTATAGCGTCTCCAAAGCTGTCAACAGCACCGCACTGCCGACCGGGGCGCCTATGGCGGAATACGAATGCCGTATGCTGGATGCGTGCAGCATCCTGCGGCCTGTGATCCTGCTCAATGTAGGACCGCAGGCCAGCCCCACCGGGGCAAACTACGCGTATATCGCGGAGTATAACCGCTACTACTGGGTGTCAGACTGGACTGTAAACCGCGGCCAGTGGGTTGCAACCCTATCTATTGACCCTCTGGCGAGCTGGAAAGAGGAGATTGGGAACTCGTTTCAGTATGTGCTGCGGTCTTCCAGTGCGTTTAATGGAAAGGTGCAGGATTCCATGTATCCGGCGCTTTCTGCATCTACTGTTGATACTATTTATTCCGCGGATAATCCTTTCAAAAGGAATCTGTCGGAGGGTGAATATGTTGTCGGCGTGGTAGGAAAATCCGGGGGAATGGGTGCCGTTAATTACTATGTAATGACACCTGCACAGTTTGCATCGTTTGGGGAAAAGCTATACGGAGACACCAGCATATATGAAATTGCTACGGAGGAAATAGCGACTTTCAAAGCGCAATTCAACCCTTTGCAGTATATTGTTTATTGCCAGTGGTTTCCGTTTGTGCTTCCCAAGGGAGCAGGGAAAACTTCTATTGATTTTGGGTGGTGGGAATTATCTGCATCATGTTACGCCCTGCCGCAATCGCCAATATATACGACCTCCCTGGCATTTTCAATCCCGGATCACCCGCAGATCGCAAGGGGATCTTACTTAAATAAATCTCCATATTCGCGCTATGATTTAATCTTTGGCCCGTTTGGTAAAATTCCTTTAGATGCAAGCAGTTTCCCGGATAGCACCGGCCGCACAGCGAATGCGGTAATATATGCGGATTTGGTTACTGGCCGGACAACTTTGCAGGTAACAGCTTCGAATGGTGGAACGCTTGCTTTTATGAGCGGTAAAATCAGTGTTGACATTTCGCTGGCCCAAATCTCTGTTGACTACAAAGGCGCAGCCGTAAGCGCTGTGGAGACCATAGGCGCAGCGATTGCCACCGGGGGCGCTTCGCTTTTATCTGGCGGATTAAGCGGAATCAGCAATGCCATTGACAGCACAATCCCGCAAGTACGGACGACTGGCGCGAATGGTTCTATTTCTGATTTCTGGATTGCGCCGAGAATTCTGGTGCAGTTCTTCGAGATCGCCGCTGAAGATAACGAGCGGCTCGGCCGCCCTCTCTGCGCAAGACGGAAAATCAACACTCTTTCCGGCTTTCTGCAAACGGTAGATAGTGAATTGGAAATACCGGCTACTTCCGGCGAAATCGACATGATCAAATCTTACATGGAAGGAGGAATGCATTTTGATTAACGGTGCGCCATATTATTACAACTACATCAACGCAGAAACTTCCCAGGTTACACCCTCCACCGTCCATGTAAAGGACAGCGGCCTATGCAGATATTTCACAAAATATCTGCTTCAAAAGGCCATGAGCGTGTTTGAATGGGATCTTCCGGAAACCTGGAACAAGGACTATTTTCTGTATGTGCTGTACTGCTGGGGATATGTTGCGGTTATCAATACCGATAAATTCGGGGTGATCCCGCAGGGATGCGGCCTAAAAGGCTACGATGTATTCTACGCCCCTACTCATGCGGTGATAGCAAACCCCCTGCTTTCCGGTATTCTGGAGCCGCGTATTGGAACCCAGTGCGAGCTGCTGAAGCTGCAGCCGGATTTCTCCGGAATTCTGGATCTTGTGGGCCACTATGCGGAACAAATGGCACTGGCGAGCCAATCCGTTTCTGTCAATCTTCTGAACAGTAAGCTTTCCTATGTGTTTACTGCAAAAACAAAGGCTCTGGCGGAATCTCTCAAGAAGATGTACGACCAGATCGCGAGCGGTGAACCGGCAGTTGTTATTGATTCCAGGCTGAAAAACGCGGCTGATGGGGAGGAAACCTGGAAATCGTTTGAGCAGAATGTAGGCGGTAATTATATCGTCACCAACCTGCTGGCGGATCTTCGGAAGATTGAAGCCATGTTCGACACTGAAATTGGGATCCCCAATGCAAACACCGACAAACGCGAGCGGCTTATCCAGGACGAGGTAAACGCGAACAATATCGAAACCTATTCCAAATGCGCCATGTGGCTGGAGAATTTGCAGGACGCATGCGCGAGGGTTAATGATATGTTCGGACTGTCCATAGCTGTACGCTGGCGCGAAATTCCGGAGATGGGAGGTGCTTCCGATGATGGCAACATTGAGCCTGCTGGGGCTGTATAGTTTCCGCGGGGATATTCTGGACGATCTCAAGCTACCGGAGGGTCTTGACAGGGATGATTTTATCGAAATGCTCCTGTTTGATACTGCCGAATTGGAGCTGCTGACACCTGATCCGGATATAATGAAGCAGCTTCTGGGTCGATGGTCGAATGTGCGTGTAAATGCATGGTCTAAGATGTTGGACACGGAAACGGTGGAATATAATCCGATTCACAACTATGACCGGCAGGAAGATTGGGTTGACGATGGAGCTGGAAGCGTGAAAAATTCCGGAAGCAATATCACAGACCTTTCCGTGGCGGGATTCAATGAAGCGGATATGGCCGACCGGGAGCGCACCGTCCAGACTGCCGGAACCGGAACCGACACAACCTCGCAGAGCAGACACACCGCGAGGATCTCCGGCAACATTGGCGTTACCACCACTCAACAGATGCTGGAGAGCGAGCGCGAAAGCCGGAAATATTCGACCGTGTACGAGATCATAGCCGAATTCAAAGAAAGATTCTGCCTGTTAGTTTATTGATGGAGGTGATATAATGGCATTTGAGCAATTCCCCTATACCAATTTCCACGATCTTAATCTTGACTGGGTGCTAAAGGAGGTCAAGAGAGTCTCGGAAGCTGTGGACAAGTGGAGTACCGAAGTGCTGGACGCTGCTAAAACTTATACCGATGTAAAGGTTGCTGCTGAAGCAGAACGCTCCAACCAAGCTAATCTGGAACTGAAACAATCTGTTGAAACCGCAATCCGGGATTTTCAGAATGTGGTCAACGGCGCGCTGGCTGGATTCCAGGAGCAGCTGAAACAGCAAGATGCTGAAATTGACGCGAATCTGGTGGCCGCGAGAGGTTACACCAATGCACAGATCGCACAGAATAACGAATTTCTGATGGAGGAGATCTCCAAGGGCCTGATTGATCTAAAGGTGTTGAACCTGTTTACCGGTAAGTATGTGACCGTGCAGGAGATGTTCGATTATCTGTCCGCGTTCCATCTCACCGGCGCTATCAGCGTGGCCCAGATCGGGAACGCGCTGCGCACTGTTACCACAGTTGTGGGCTATAAAGCCACCTGTACTGACATTGTGGTCAATGGCTATCAGATCTTCTATCCCAATTAAGGAGGTAAATTAAATGAATCCAATCACCTTTGACGAATGGGGAGCGCAGGAAGCAAATCTCCTGTGGGCCACCGAAAACGGCGGAAACGCTTCCCAGGTGATAAACTTCCTGGAGCAGAACCAATTCACCTATGAAGCGGCCAAGGAAAGCTGCGGCGCTCGCTGGACATTCATTATCACCACCAGCAATCAAAAAGCGCCGGAGATCATTTCCCGGCTGAAACAGTTTTAAGGAGGTAGTGAAACATGACTAATACCACCAATTTCAACCTCATTGAATATGAGGGCAGCGATCTTTTCAATCCCCTTTCCGTTGAGAATGTGAATATGCAGCGCGTGGATCTCGCTTTGAAGCAGATTCAGGCGCTCGGCGTTGGAACCGCCACCGAAGTGGTGAGCGGAACCGTTCACGCCCTTACGCGCCAGCTGCCGGATAATAAAGTTATAACCTTTAAGGCTACCGGCAAGTGGAAAGCGGGGGATACCGTGACAGTAGATGGTGTACAGGTTTCCGTGCTGACTCCGGCCGGAACAACTCCCCCGGAAGGCGCGTGGATCATCGGCTCCAGCGTGCTGGGCATCCTGGTTGACACCCTGCTGACCGTCTTTGTTGCTGGCTCTGCGGATTCCGGCCCTATTGATGCCGATACGCTGGAAGGCCATAGCGCGGACTATTTCGCCACCGCTGAGCAGCTCGCGACCAAGGCCAATAAATCGACCGGATCCAGTGTGCAGCTGACCGTGGCCGGCTGGACTGTCTCTGGGGTGGGCTGTCAGCAGATTGCGACAGTTGCGCAGGTGGACGCAAATACCAATCTTGTGATCTCCCCCAGCGCGAACAGCTTCGACGCTGCTGTGGCGGCGCAGATCAGAGCGACCGCGCAGGCGCAGAACCAGGTGACATTCTACGCCACCAGCATTCCGGAGCAGAGCGTTTACATGAACATCATCAACCTTGGGTAAGGAGGTGCGAAGATGATCGTTAATAGTGCGTATATGTATATGATCGCTGCCGCAAAAAAATTTAAGAATCTTTGGGACGGGCCAACAATCAACTATCGTTACCAAATCACAAATGATGCGGATACATTTGATTATCAAGGCGACCATTGGAGAATTTACAACGCTTCCACCGGATCCCGCATTATCACTTTTTACAGTGTTAATTTAACAGAGATTAACGAACTAATCCTTGAGTATGCCAATGGCCCAAAACCCAATAATGCAAATCTCACATTTCTATCTAACACGGGCCAAAAGCTCGGTTCGGTTACGCTTCCGGCTTCGCAATCTAAAAAAGCCATAACCATACCAATCCCGGCATTAGCAAAAATTGAGAAGTGCAATATACAAATCGGCAGCGGCATTGCGCAAAACTTCCTCAACCTATACACTGCTACTTTTAATTAAAAGAAACCCTCCCCAATTCGGGGAGGGTTTCTTTTACTCTATCGACAGTCTATCTAATAGCCGCTCATAATCCCCCGCAAGGCCCAAGGTGTATTCGCCCGGCACAAGGCATACATTTCGGGTAATTTTCAGCCGATGGCCGTCTATCGTGACTTCCTTTATCTCCGGATCGTCATTGTAAACGGCATCAAGGCCGCCACCTTCCCGGAAGATAAACCCCGGTTTGAATTTGGAAATGCCGCCAGCCCGGCGTAATTCAGCCGCACCGGCCTTTTTGCCTACTCCCGCAATAGTTATCTGCAAATTGCCTTCCGCGTCCTCACAGCAGTATTTTTTGGCTCCCAGCGTGGAGAATTTCGCATATTCGCCCTCATACTCAAATACCCCCATGTAGTGGGCCTTTCCTTTTTTGTCGATGGCATAGGCTCCATGGGCTTTGCTCTGCGCTTCCCGGATGGCGTTATATTCGCTCCAATCTATTTCACCCAGGTATTTAACGCTATCCGTATCAGCGTAAACAAATCTGCTGCCGGCCATCCGGATGCCCTCCTCCAGACGCAGCCGCGCCCATGCCGTGCACCATACACCCCAGGCATAATTGAAGAACGCCTTTTTGTTCTGCGCTTCCAGCTTCTCTTTGTAGTCCTCCTCCAGAATGCTGAATTCGCCCTGCTTGAACTGCGTTTCCGGTTTGATGGGGTTCTGGGCGCTCATGCCGTACAGGGAATTCAGCTTATTTTTGCTTTTCATATAAAGCAGCTGATCAAAGAGATCCTCGGAGCCTTTCAGCTCGGTTTTTAAGCGATAGTATTTGTTGACCAAATCAACAAATTTGTTAGGCAGATATCCATGATGGTCATGCTGTCGAAATCGTATTCGTCAGTGATGATCTTCAAATCGATATCAGTGATCGTAGTTTCCAGATAGTCCGCAAATAGAATGCGGCCATTGTCCGGCTCATGATTCTTAATATTCCTGCACTTGCTTATAGAAAGATATGGAGACCCCCAAAATTCATCGTGTAGGCGCACATTGAATAAAGCAACACGCATTACCACCGCGCGGCCTCTGCGGTCTATGAGGTCAAATAATTGGTCTGTGGTGATGTTTCCGGAACGAAACCAGCGCGACATGGGATATTTGCAATTTACCTGCACATCCGGGTAGCTGCTGGAACGATCCGCGCTTTTCACATTCTCCAGAATCAGCCCGGCATAATACCTGTTTGCGTGGGTGTTCCCTCCACGGAATGCTTCCTGCAGCATCTCAAATACTTCATAATCCGGCAGGATATCCTGAACAATGAAATGCTTCACGCCCTTTAGAACCGCTTTCGCATCCCTACGCACATAGCCGGTAGAAGTCAGAGGGATAGAATATAGGTTATCCCCATCGTGCTTCATTTCGATTTTAAGGGCCTCTACAAGGCCCTTTACATCGTTTGTGCAATATTGCAGCTCATCATCTGTTAAAACTGTCCAAGGCCCTCTGAAACGATTGTAATCAAAATCGTGCAGCTTTGCATGCTCTACTCCCATTTTGCGGGTGAATTCGTCCAGAGACATATTGCTATGCAGGTAAGAGCAGCGGAATTCCAGACAGCCGTACATATCACATTTAAGGATCTTCCGACTTTCAATGCAGAAAACCTCCTCCGGCTGGAATTCATAGATGCCGGCCAAAAACTGAAATTCAAAGGATAGATTGTGAACATACACCACAATATATTGATCCTCTTTGCACATTGCCTTGAGCCGGTAACAAAGATCCTTGAATTCTTCCCAAGTGCGGCCTATAACAGTGAAATCACCAATCTGCCATTGCCATATGTACATGACCGCCTGCTGCGTTCCAGGGATCGTGGAGGTTTCAATATCAAAGGCCGTAACCTCGTCCCGGTATCTGCGCTTTGCGCGGGTTCCGGGGTTCCCGCGCTGCTTCTTCTGCATGCGCCGCAGGCCGGTTAGCTTCATATATTCGTGGTCAAAATCATCTGCCCTAATGATCATGCCTTAATCCTCCTCAACCCACACGCCGCGCTTTTTCAGCTGCTTTCTATACCATGCTGCGGTGCGGCCTGGATTTTCTTCTACAACTTGTGTGAATGCGTCCAGATTATTCATATAATCATCAAACATCTGTTTAATCGCCTTAACAGTAAATCCGCCTAACGTGACAGTTTTATAAAGTTTGACAACCAGATCTGAATCGAAAAGCATATCGGAATAATTGGCGCGCACCCATTCCATGAACCGCCCAAAGTCTTGCAAATTTCCTTCATTTATGAAATCGTAACCATGGCGCGCCAGTGTCGCGAGCTTTTTAGCCTCGATCCGCTCGATTCCCGAAATTGTGGAAAGAGGGTTTTCTAAAAACATTGCCGTCTCTCCAATTCGGTAGCGAAGCTCAGCATCTGTTCGGATTTCCGATATCTTCGGAATCTTCTTCGCGCCCTGCCGAATGACAAGGTTCTGGCTGTAGCCGGCTGCCTGCGCGCGTTTGATGCGCTTGTGGGCGATATCGCGCAACTCTGTATAGAGCTTCCGGAGCTGCCGCGCTGAAATTTCCGTGTTCTCAAGCGCATAAGGGGTGAGCGCATTACGCCCACCCTGTAAGCCGTGCTTTTCGATTAACTTATCGACTGAGAATTTAGGCATTTATTAATTCCTCCTTACATCACCGCCCCATTGCTCTGCCTTGATATGCCAATTTTATTCCTCCTGCCCAAGCCATTGGTCTCCTATTGCAATCGCAACACCTATCGGCGTTTTACTTCTCAATTTTGCGGTTTCAGGGTCATTCCAAGAATATTGTTTATCATTGAACTGCGCCCGCCAAATGCCGCATGTTCGTTCTTCTTTGGGCAATGGAACTTTTCTTGTCGGTTTCAACGGATTTATATTTTTAACCCACCAGCAAGTTGTTTTGCATTCGGTTTCGCCGATAAAATCATACGGATTATACTCAAAATCTGGCTTTCTATAAAGTGTAGACATAATACCGCGAGGATTTTCAATGGCAATTTTATCACAATCAGCATTCGCAATCGTCATAAAAAATTCAACGGCTTCTTCTTGCTCAATCTTTTTTTGATCTCTATAAGCATCATCGCCCCAATAAAGCCATCGTTGTCCTGCATTACACAATCTTGTGCAAGGCGGATGAGCAATAATCATATCCCATTTATTTTCGATAAAATGCTCTTCACCGTCTGCCGTTCTGAATAAACAACGCCCATTCAAAAGCGGAACAACATCCTGCATAATATGCCATTCAGGATGCCCACCCGAACAGTTAATAATATCGCAAGAAAACGCATTATGACCACGCTTGCGGGCTTCAATTGTAATCACTTGAGATTCTTCACACGCTACCAACAAATTCATCGTTACCCTCCTGCCCAGAGGTCTGTAATTGGTTAGGCTCTCGCCTGGGGCACTTACTATTATAATGATTTATTTAGAGTTGTAAAATACTTCTTGAGTTATATGCTTATAGCATGATTGATATATATCAAATTTGTTATATGGTCATAGCTCCTTCGTTATATGCAGGCCGGTGATCCTGG